CTCTTGTAGAAGTTCTTTTAGCTTCCATAACATCTTTTTCAGATAGTAAAGGATTAGCTCTCCAAGTGTGTATAGAAGATCCCCACTCATCATATTCATCATCTTTACCTCTCATAAAGTATTCGAATAAATAATTACCTTTGCCTCTAGGAGTAGAAATCCATAAACATCTAGAATTTTTAAATGTAGATAATGCAGGACGTAAATCACGAGTAAAATATTCATCATGAGGTATAATTGCCGCCTCATCTACAATTAGTAGATTAGCAGCACGACCAACTAACGAATCTCTATTATTAGCAGATAGTAATCTAAATATAGAACCATTTATAAGTTTAACTACTTTATCTTTTTGATTAAACTTATCTACTTCAAGTTCCATATTTTTAATTAGATCAGTAACATAATCCCAAATAATAGAAGATAGTGAGAAGTTAGGAGCAACCACCATAACCTGTTGACCAGGCTCTAATAGTTTAGCAAAAGCTATAATAGCAGCAGAATAAGATTTACCAGTACGACGAGCTGCCACATGTACAAAAAATCTATTATCTTCTAAACCTTGTAACATAGCTTTTTGAGATTCGTTAAAAGTTACATTTTGAGGAAGTTTACTGCACAGCTTATGTACATTAATTTTAAAAAATTTATCATTCATTTAGGTAACATATTATATAGTACGGAGAAAACAGTTACTAATCCTGCTACAACGCCGCCAGCCCATAGCAAGGTGTGTAATGAAGTTTTACCTTTAGTAGCAAGTTCACTTACATCATTTAATTTTGCATGAATAACTTTAAGTTCTTTAGATATAGCATCCATGTTTTCCATAATAATCTTATGTCTAACTTCGCACACTGCTTCATGCGAAGAAATATTCGCTTTATTAGTCTGAGAACGTTCATGTAAAATGTCTAGTTCTGCTTGCACTTGATCTAACTCTCTTATGTTGTCTGACATAATTACTCCGCATAGTATTGCTATACTCTTTATTTATTTTGTTGTTTTATATTGTAATTTATTAGTGTTAGTCTATCTTTTCCATAACGAAATTCTGCGGTAGTAGGTACTTCTATTCTTTCATCATTTACGGTAGTAAAAAATCTCATTCTTCCTTCTGCAAATACGTCATCTTCTACAACATTTTTAATTGTTTTATAAAATAACTGACCTGGTAATCTATACTTAACTTTATATGTTAACATTTTTCCCTCCGTTAACTATTTATATTTTAATTATAAAGTTAACGACACTACTTGGCAAGGTTGTTGCCAAAGCAGGTACTGTTAGTGCGGGTACAGAGTGAGTGTGAGAGGAGTTAGTTACCCCAGTCAATGCGGTACCAGTAGCAGAGTCTTTTGCTGATGTAGCAAAAGTAGCTGTAGTAGTACTTAATGAGTTAGTTGTAGCACCTGTAGTAACACTACCAATTGTACCGGTAGCGTTGGTAATGACACTTGATGCAGCGGCAGAACCTGTTTCTGTACCAACAGTACCATTGTTAGAACCTTTACCAAGTAATACTCTATCTCTAAGGTCAGGAAGTCCAAAAGTACTTGAACCATCGCCTGTTCCATAAGCAGTAGATATTGCAGCAAATAGTCGTGCATAAGTACTTCTACTTACATTAGACCCATCGCAGAGTAACCAACCTGCATCAGGAGCTGCTGCTCCACCAAAAGCTATGATTGATCCTGAAGGCATAATTTCGAATCCACCTGCAGTAGATCCATCATGTACTATCAACCCTTCGGTTGCAGTATCATATGAGAGTTCGCCAGCAGCACCTGTAAATGCGTTATTCTGTGCGGTAGTACCTCTCCTAAGTTGTAGTGCTGTAGCCATTTATCGCTCCTTATTTATTTGCACAATCAAGTGTGCCTATTTTGTCAAGGTTATACTAACCTTTTTATCATATTTATTATTTAACGTCAATATATTTTATTTATTAGAGTGCGCCAAGATCAAGACCTAACACTTGACCAATAGGATCCATTAAATCGTACTTAGTTGAAGTAGCTATACCAAATGCATCTGTAGATGCGTCTGTTAAGTTACCTAAATCAGTGTTTTCTGTACCAGGAATTACAGAAGTCGAAGAGTTTTGATAACCTACTCCAGCTTCTAAATCTCCCCATTCTCCTGCATTTCCTGCATCATTAACTTTAAGAACTTGTCCTGCATCTCCTAAACTTGCAGGAAGGTTTACTGCAATGTCACGACCATCTACAGTTCCTGATACAACTATATTACCTGTTATACCTACACCTGTAGATGATGTTTCAAACTTTTTTGCATTGTTGTGATATATGTCTACTGCACCATCAGGAGTAGCAACCAACATATTTTCATCACCAGTTCTTTTAAGTAACTTGATTCCTGTGTCAGATCGTACACCGATAAAACCATCGCCTGTATCATCTATAAGAGCATTAGTACCATCATGAAAAATTGTAAAATCAGAGCCTGTACCAAATACAGCTTTAGTATTGTCTGAGAATATCAAACTATCTGCACTACTATCCCATGTCATATTACGAGAGGCAGTATCTCCATAAAGTATTACATCGTACCCTTGATCATCAGCACCTATAGTAAGAGTAGCATCAAGTTGAACCGCAGCGTTAATATCCAGTGCTTTATCAAACTTTACAGCTTCTGAACCATCAGTAGTAACAATAGTCATATAAGCAGTATCAGCTTCTTCAATTACTAAAGATGTTGCACTATTATCTAATACTTTGATAGAACTTGCTACAGGAAATTGTAGCGCTCCATCTCCTCCTGCAGATAAAGTAAGATCTCCTGCTATAAGGGCAGATCCAGCAATTGCTAAGTCATGAGCAGCAGGGCTAATATTACCAATAGACATATTACCACCTACATGCACGTTACCTGTAGCAGTACCATTACCAACTGTCACGGTAGCATTAGCAGCTAATGTAAGTTTATTTGTGGCATCTATTCCTAAACCGCCTAAGTATGAATGAACTTTTGTAGTCATAATAACCTTTCCTTACTGCTCATTTATAGAGCGCCTAAATCTAAAGATAGTGCTTGGCCACGAGGGTCCATTAAGTCATAAGAGGCAGTAGATGCTATGCCAAATGCATCTGTAGATGCGTCTGTTAAATTACCTAAGTCAGTATTTGTAGTGCCTGGAGGATCTAATATAGTAGTATTAGTACTATAGCCTAAACCTCCACCACCTGCAGCATCAGCCCATGCAATATCGGTACCATCACTTGTTAAGACTTGATCAGCACCGCCAGCAGCTAATCTAGCAGTAGCACCCGAAGCATTACCATATATAATAGAGCCTCTAGTTATTGCATTAAGTTGATTAAGTTCTGTAGTAGTAGTGCTTGCTACAGCAACCTTACCAGATCCGTCAGAGGCTAAAGCACGAGAAGTTGTTAGATTACCTGTAGTTATAGTTGAGACAGCCCCTGCTATATTAGCAACTCTTCTTGCCTCTATAGCAGTAGCTTCTGTAACTCCAGCAGTTAGTTGTGTTTGTATAGCCGAGCTAACCCCGTCTAAATAACCTACCTCTGTAGAAGTTACTGCTGATACAGCTACTTTTCCTGAACCATCTGATACTAAAGCTCGACTCGCTGTTAGATCTGCATCATCAATAGTTGTAGCTGCACCTGTTATAGTAGCCTGCTTAGAGTCAATCTGAGTTTGTATAGCTGAAGTTACGCCATCTACATACCCTAACTCTGTAGCAGTTACTGCAGAAGCAGCAACCTTTCCAGACCCATCCGATACTACAGCTCTAGAAGCTGTTAGATTACCTGTAGTAATTGTAGATACAGCTCCTGCAATATTAGCTGCTCTTCTTGCTTCAATAGCAGTAGATTCTGTGACTCCTGCAGTTAGCTGAGTCTGAATTGCAGAGCTAACTCCGTCTAAATAACCAATCTCGGTAGAAGTAACTGCTGATACAGCTACTTTACCAGATCCGTCAGAAACTATAGCTCTTGAAGCTGTTAGATCTGCGTCGTCAATAGTAGTAGCTGCACCTGTTATAGTAGCCTGCTTAGAGTCAATCTGAGTTTGGATAGCGCTGGTAACTCCATCTACATATCCTAACTCTGTAGCAGTTACTGCAGAAGCAGAAACTTTACCTGAGCCATCACTAACCAATGCCTTACTGGCACTAAGGTTACCAGTTGTTATAGTAGATACGGCTCCAGCAATATTAGCTACACGTCTTGCCTCAATAGCTGTAGCCTCTGTAGTAGTACCTTTTGTATCTAATTGAGTTTGAATTGCTGACGATACACCGTCTAAATAACCTATCTCAGTTGAAGTTACTGCAGAAATAGCAATT